TGTCTCATCGCCATAGTATAATGATAGTATATGGAGCTTCAAGGCTTCTGCAATATCCTTTTGATTCTGGGAATACCTAAGCCTATACAAGTCATTATTACTTGATTGTGCCTTTGTCACAGTGTCAAGATTATATTCTTCTAATTCCGGACATACTTTTGACAAGCCAAGGAGTACATTCGCCAATCTGCGGGTTTCCCTAAACGGGTGGTAAGACCGTAATTTCGTCAATAATAGCACGTGACATCTCATCAATCTCAAGGTGACTTTTTCAGTCGATGGTGACTGCAACTGTTCAAGATGTTGAATATGATACGGCAGTATTTTCTCACTCACTTTTCCAATGTCATCTTCATTATATCCGACGAACATTGGACCTGTATAATAATTAAAGAAGTGACGATTTGATTCAAAATCGGTGCTTAAGTTCGGGTGCATACTATCAATACACACAGTTACGCTGGAATCTCCAGAGTATTCATTGATGAACCGTGTCGTGTAATAATGACGCTCATCACTAACACATTTATTGACGATATATGATAGCATAGCGTCAAAACTTTCATCATTGGGGAATGTGACACTGATGGAATTCGTATCCTCCGACAGAAGATATTGATCCGAATAACTTGTTTTCATCATGGATGAATATGATAAAGCCATTGAGCGAAATGCTGTGCTATTCCTCAATTCTACATTTTGAAGAGATTTAGTTCCAGATGCTGGTATTCCTAACAAGTAAATTTGATACGGACGCCATGTTGATGAAACCGAGTGACAGATGTAGTGATCATAATGCACATCAAGTGTGCTCATACTGTTACTATACCGCTCAAGGCTGATTGAATTTAGTCGGATCGTATACGGAAGCGATTGTGATTCCAGGAATAGTAGACAATCACTAAGGTCATCGCTCGAGCCAGATAAGAATGATATATCTATATGAATGAAATCATACTTGGTGACAAATGCCAATGTCTCTGTCTTAGTTACGTCATAATTTACATTAAAGGCCAAATCAGGATGGTGAAGAACACTCGTGAAGGTATCAGGAATAGCATACGATTCGCATGTTAGCCCCAGTGATCGAGCAGCGTAAAGTCCATCACCACGTCCGGCTGTCAGATCACATATCTTTGTGTCGGGACTTAGATCAAATTTCTCAATTAATAGCCTGAACAATGAGAACTGAGCCTGAACTGAATCAGATCCAGTAGGACTAGTATACACAGATGGGTTACTCGCATAATTGCACGTTCGCTCAATATACGTGACCATTGGCTTTAAGTCATTTATCGTACTCATTGCTGTGTCCGATATCTGCTCAGCGTGATATTCTATGGAATAGGCAGAATCATACATTTTCATGTCGACTGGCAAGTGTGTGATTTGCGGGGTCTTCAAATGAATTTCTGGTAGCACTGCATCATAGCTCACTATATCGGTGGCAATGTCATGTAAATATCTCACGATGTCTGCCTTATTAGAACGATAATAATCCATCAGCTTGGGAATTCCCACTATCATGCTCTTCACATACAATTCAGGATTTATAGATTGTAATACAGGGATCAATATTCCTACATTTTCGTACTGTTGCAGTGAGTCACGGACTGACATTGTTAGGACATGTGCAGTGATCGTCGATTTAAAGAACAACGTGACAATTATTTCTGACAAAAGTAGTCGACTCAATGTAGACAAATATTGTTGCCGGGTAGATAGATATCGATTATAATTGGAGAGTTTGACATGCAACTGTCGATCGTCTTTCTGATGCATCAAGCTGGCAAGAAATCGTTGGGACAAAGCATCGTATACTTGATCACTTGGCCTATCTGCCTCAATCTGTGCCAATATCTCGCACTGTAGTAATGCTGACGCTTTGTCGTGAACCCTTAGAGTTCTCACATTTTGCCGTTCCAAAAGTTCTGATTCCAAGTGAGTCATGACATATGATTGTTTTTCGGGTATCGTTTTCTCTTCGAACCCCTGAATCAATGGGTATAATTTCGGGTACAGCGGTTCCCAAATATCATCATTAGGGAATAGATTCATAGTTGTCATGTACTCTTTGTCGAGGGCCCTCGCATATTTGTAGATTAATTCTCCGATTATACTATCACCAAATTTGGCCATATCATTAATTATGTCGGAGTTGGGCAGCAGAGACAGGTCATTGATATCATCGACAGTTAAGTAGGAAGCTGCCATGAACCTAAACCTCAAGTCAGAGAATACGTGTTTCCGAAAACTGGAATACGATTGGACGTCGACTGTATGGATTTTACTCAAAGGTTTCGGAGTGACAAATTGAACATCGCAAATGCCAATTCGTGATGTCAATTGATATCGCGTAATGACACTTGTATTATCATCATACTTGTCGCGGACCATCATGGCAACCATCAGGCGGAATCTCAAGTAGTCGAAATTGATGTTACTATCGACTAATTTATTTGCACTTATCACCGACTGATTTAGCTCGTTGGTAAATCCAAGCGCAAGATTCATCTCTGATCTGATATAAGTCACAGTGGAGAATCGCATATTCGGAATTCGATGCAATATTTCTCCCCCAGTCTCATCGGGACAGTATAGCATTAGATCACTGAGTGTATGTACTGTCAGTGTTTTCAGGGTGACATTGCAGGCTTGAACACAGTCGTAAGAATCCATTGCTGCTTCGTAACGATTCTTTGCAAAGGTCTTCGTCAACAGCCATTTAGTCACAGAACAAACTTTCGCAGCTAACAATTCTTCTTTATTTCCTATCATTCGGTTGGTGTCCAAGTATTCACCTTTATAGAGGACCTCATCGCCCACTTTTGGCATGTTGTATACTAATGAGCCGTCCTCGTAATGGGTTGGAGAGCACTTCCTTATAGTACAAATGGCCAACCTATCGTTTGTTGGTTCAATTTTATCATCATAGAGAACCTCTTCAGCATGAATGAACTTGATAGTAGGATAATCAGTCTGCCTTCGGTTCATTAAGTAATCGATTATATCTGTATGCTTGTGAATGATTCCATAGCGATGTTCCCGTGGAGATGATGCTAGCCTCACATTCCTGAGAGTTCGCTGAGATAAGGATTGCCTGAGCCTGGCAAGGTTCGGTACTGAGAGAAGTAAACCAGAGCTGGTTTCGATTTTATTTATCAACAGGTCTATAAAATGCACAGAGGAATTTTCATAGTAGAACTGAGCTATCCTTGGATGATAGTTTTCCCTAAATATGGCAGTGATTGTTCTTGCAATTGTTTCTGTATGCTTCGACTGGTCTAATAGTGCCCTAACATTGGGATTTCTTGTCTTCTTATCAATCATTGCCGTTATGCTCGCCGTAATGCTAGAAGTTGCACTCGTGATCTTCCGCTCCGATGGCCATTTTGCCGTCAGTATACTCCATTCGTCTTTCTCGGCCCTAGCACCCAGGCTGTTGCTTAAAACATTCTCTAAGAAATTCAGAAAGTATTTCTCGTTCGAGGAGTACTTGTCTATCCATTGTTTCATATAATGCAACGATTTTGAGAATCCATTACTGTGGCCGGACAATACCATGTTCAAATGGAATATTCCACCTAAACCCCCGACAGACGTAGGTAAATATATTATAAAGAATAACAAATCCTGGATAAATTTATCGTATAATTGTAAATACAGCAATCGATCAGGGCTATCAAGAAATTTCTCTTGTGCAAGGGTATATTTAAAAAGATCAGAGGCATTCAAGTTCTGCAGAGTTGCACTGTGTGCACTTTTATGCATCTTAGTATATCTAAGAAGATCATTTGTGATCCCAAGTGTCGTCCTGCCTATATGCTTATCATCAAATAGAGTACTATCATCTTTTATGTGATAAAGTAATTCTGCTAAGTGTGTAGGAATCCCTCCAATCGATAGACTTCCATCGGTCTGTGGGTGTGATAAAAGCATATGTGGCAAACGAGCCAACAGTATGCCTAATTTGTAGTTTTTGAGATAACAACATGTCTCACTGTGATTACTCATCTCCAATGCAGAAGCGGCGGATGAACATA